TGGAAAAGTGTTTACACTTGACCAATCTTCTGCTTTTAGTATCACATTACCAACAGCAGCAGCAGCTGGTGCAGGATGGCACGCAAAGTTCATCGTGACAACAGCTGATTCAAATGCAGTAAAAGTAATCCCTAATTCAGCAGAAGATACCTTAATTGGTATGATAACTTCAGCAGACTCTTCAGGTGGAGAATCTGCAGAATCAGGAGTTGATGAATTAGTTTGGTTAGCTGCAGCAGTAGTTGGCGATTGGGCTGAGTTAGTGTGTGACGGTTCTAACTTCTATGTAAGTGGACAACAACACGATAACGACCATATGACACTATCATAAACTAATCCGTGAGGATTAACAGTTTTGAGTACTGTGGGGTTGTTCGTATAAAGGTTCAACCCCGAACACTCTAAGAATTTTAATTTATAGGAGAAAACGATGGCAGTATATAACTCAAATGTAAAAATAGTTATTAATGATATAAGCGATGCAGCAGATACAGTATCTGGCTCTTTAGCAGCAGATATTAAAGCAGCAGTAAATGCTTTGGATAGCACTAGTGAAGCAATTATAGATATTTCAGTTGTTAAATTAGACCGTTCAAGAGTGGCTTATATAATTCTATATACATAATAGATGAATTGTCAGCATTGCAACAAACCAAACAAAGAAGGAATGTTTAATTGTCCTTCTTGTGGTAAAAGAGCACATCCACCAAAGTGGAGTACTCAATTTGTTGTAAGAGATACTCCTATGGCAACAGCTATTAGAAAAGACCAGATTGAATTTGGCACAAGAGATATGAATACACATATAAAAGATGTACAAAAGAAAAATGAAGCAGATGCTAATAAAAGGCTTCATAATTCTGTTAAATGGGATGATAGCCCAGTAACAATTAAAAGTGGAGGATAATATGTATAAAAGAAAGAAGAAGAAAAAGAAGAAATATTAATGCGTGGTTTAAGACAACAGATTACAAGAAGAACTAATGGAGCTAAAAAAACTAGACAAGGTTTAAGTAAGCAAACCATTTTTGGAAGTATTCCAGATACTAGCCACATGTTTGTATCTAGCAAAAGTTTAAATAGATATAAAAAGAAATATAGAGGACAAGGTAAATAATGGCAACATTTCAAACGCAATTACAAAATATATTAGGAGCACAAGATACTCCTGATACTACAGCTATGTCTGATTGGTTGACTGCTGGAGCTAGAAAAATTTTAGATGTTTTAAGTCCTACGAAGATAAAAAGAATTGCATCTCAAGATGCATTTGTAAATACAATAGATGTAGAAGGTAAAAAAGTTTTAACAGTTACTAGAAATGATGGAACAATAGACCATCCTTGTAGAGAAGTCTCTCCTTCTATGAGAGGAAGAGTTATAGATAGTAATTATATGGAATATGCTACAAATACAGACCCAGTTTATTATATTGATAATCAACTATTAACTGTAAAGCCAGATTCTAGTGGCTCTAATCAAAGATTAACTTTTGTTAATTCTGCAATAACTGTTTCTTATAATGAAAGCAGTATTTCAGACTTTCCAGATGAAGCAGAAAAAGCTGTTGTTTTATATGCAGCAAGAAATTATGCACAAAGATTAATGACTGATGTTATGGCTAATAATGATATTCCTACTGCACTTACAGCTATGAAAGCAGCAATAGACGCAGCAGAAGCAGCTATAGATAAAATGAATACAGCTGAAGAATCTGTTTGGGGAGATGAAGATACATTTACAACTGCAAACTCTCAATTAACAAGAGTTAAAAATGCATTAGACCAAGCATCAGATATTATAAATGGAAACCAACCTGATTTAAATACTGATGCATTTGGAGCACAAGCTAACGAAGATGTAGAATTAGTAACCTCAGCTTTAAATATTGCTCAAACAGAATTACAAAGAGCACAAATGCATTTAGCAGAATGGACTTCTATTGGAGACATGAGAATTAAAGAAATTAATGCATCTTTATCAGAAGCTCAGGGATATGGAGCAGAAATACAAGCAAGATTAGCAGACGACCAAGCAAAATATAATTGGTATGTTCAACAATATCAAATGATAGACGGTCAATACAAAGAAGAAATACAAATATTACAAGGAAGTGTATAATGGCAGCAATAGAATTTAACGGAAAAGAAATATATAGTAGAGTTTTACAAGCAGTTCCTGGAGTATCAGAAAATTATGTATTAAATTTAATTAATGAAGCATTAATAGATATGGGGCAACATAGACAAAAAACAGAAAATGCTAAAACAAATTTAATAGACAATAAATTATGGTATGATTTGGATGATAATCAAAATATAACTGTAAACAAAATCTATAATTGTTATATAAAAAATAGCGATGGAGAATATATATTAATTCCAAGATTATTAGATGGAAAGATTAAACAATTTTATAATGAAACATCAATTAGTGGTGTATTCGGATGGACTGAAGTATAATGGCAGCAATAACTAGTATATATACAGACCCTTCCGATACATTTGCATGGTATATTGATGGAAATAGAATAGCTATAGTAACTTCTAAAGGAGATGCTAACACTACAGAAACAGGTGAAGGTAGATATAAAGCAGTTCAATTAGGAGCAAATCAATCTTATCAAAATGACGGCACTACTAAAAATAAAATTAATGAAACATTTAGTGCTGGAGATGCTACATTAACTGTTGATGATGTTACTAATATATCTGTTAATGATATGTTAAAGCTTGATAATGAAATTGTATTAGTAACTGAGAAACCAGGTAGTCAAAATTTAACTGTTACAAGAGGATATAGAGACACAACAGACGCAGCACATGTTGATAATACTGATGTATATACTGTAAATTATATTTCTGGTGGAATATTAATTTCATATCATGCAGAACCAGATAAATTAAGTTCTATTACAGGAACTATAGATATTGAAAACGAATTACAGCCTGCATTAATTGATTATGTAAAAGGAAAAGCTTTAATGGATGCTGCTGCAAGAACAGATGACCCTAATATTGCACAAATTAAACTAGCTGCTGCACAACAAGCATTAGCAAGTTATAGAGAATCATTAAGAAAATTTGGTATGAAGAAAAATGATAAAGTTGGAGGAACAAGAGCTGTTGTACCAGCTAATTTAACTTAATATTATGTGGGATTTATTTAAAGACAAAAACGAGTATAACGAAAAAAACATTATAGGGTTTTTTTCATTTGCACTTATGTGTGTATTTGGTATTGTAGACTTAGCAATGGGAATTATAGGTATAGAATTATTAGTAAATGATTATATTTACAATTCATTTGTTTGGGTTACATTAGGTTGTTTCGGTATTTCTGGAGCAGAAAGGGTAATGAAAAAATAATGTTTAAAGGACCAAATGGAGCAGGTAAAGGAGATAGACCAAGACCTTCGTCTATAGATAGAAAAGAATACGAAAAAAGATGGAATAAAATTTTTAACAAACACAGATATAAAAAGGCAGGAATTAAAAATGGAAGTAAATAAAGAAACTAAATTTACATTATCTATAGAAACAGCTGTAAGTATTTTAGTTACTGTAGCTATGATAATTGGTATGTGGTATTCCTTGCAAGCAGAAATAGAACTTGCTAAAGAATTACCAGAACCAGAAGTATCACGAATGGAATATGATTTAAAAGACCAAATGGTTCGTGATTCTATATTAAACACAGAAGAAAAAGTAGAAAAACTTGAAGAAAAAGTAGATTCGGTTAAAGATGATACTAGAATGATTCAAGAAACTTTACTTGATATGAACAATAAATGAGGTTTACAGATGAACAACAAATTTATATCATACTTGGTATTAACTTTTTGCTCGCTATCATCTTGGTTGCACTCACAGTCAGTCAACTTAAATAGTTTTGCAGAAATACAAGGATTAAACATACAAAAATGTGCAGTAGTACAAGTTAATGCATCTTGGAATCACGCAAATAGAGTTCAAGTAGAAAAACTTTCTAAACTTTGCTATGTAGCTGAAATAGATTTAAATAATAAAAAAATCGGTGCAGTCATTCAAAAAGAATGGAAAATTAAAGTTGTTCCTACTATTATTATTTTAAAAGAAGGTGTAGAGGTTATGAGATACGAGCCTGGTATTAGCATGAGATTTGATGAACAAGAAGTTTTTGATAAGATTAAAAAAGAAATACAATGACAGGAGAAAATATGGTAGGATTTATTATAGGCTTTATTTTAGGATTTAGCTCACATTATGCATTATTTTGTGCTGATGATATTAAAGGAAAATGTAACAAATGTTGGAATTTTATGCAATTAAAAAGAAAAATTGTAAAAGCTAATAAAAAAAGAGGTAAAAAATAATGCCTAAGTTAAATGTAGTAGCAGGAATTATTGATAAAGTTGCTGGTCATGTAGACAAGTTTACTTTAGACAAAGAGGAAAAAGCACAATTAATACAAGAAATTAACAAAGCACAGATTGAGGTTAATAAAGTTGAAGCAAATAGTAGTAGCTTATTTGTTAGTGGCTGGAGACCCTTCGTAGGCTGGACTTGTGGAGTAGCATTATGTTATCATTTTGTACTACAACCTTTACTTACATTTATTTTATATAGTTTTGGAAACGAAGTAGTATTACCAACTTTTGATATGGGAACTCTTACAACAGTACTTCTCGGAATGCTCGGTCTTGGGGGAATGCGTTCGTTTGAGAAGGTGAAAAGAAGTGCCTAATGCCAAGACAATCTTTACAATTAAATGATTTTAGTGGAGGCTTAAACACTAAGTCGTCTCCTAGAGATATTGCACCTAATGAAGTTCAAAAAGCAGATAATGTTGTATTATCTAATCCTGGTTTAATAGAAGCCTCTTCATCTGCTACTGATAAAGTAAGTAGTGCAACTACAATGACTCATACTCAATGTGGAAATGGTGCATTTATATTTAATTCTCAATTTAATGTAGATACAGACGGAACTGCAACACAGCCAAGTCAAATTATAGCTTATCCAATAGATAAAAGTTCTGGAAATACTACTATACAATTCTTTAGAAGACATTTTGATTCTACAGGAGTATTTACACAAGAAGGAGATAATACTGAAATAGATATGCAACAAACTGGTGCTGTGCAACCTGTATATTATTTTGTAGATGGAATATTATATGTTTCTGATAAATTAGTAGTAGATGGAACTAATAGCTTTGAACCAAGAAAATTACCTTATGTAAATCATAGCACAAGACTTGGAACTTCTATTACATCTGGTTGGTATGATGTTACTACTAAAGTAGAAAAAGATAGCAATCAATTTGAAGATATATCAGAAGGAACAGCTTTTGGTTCTGGAGCATCTACAAATCCTTCTGGTGCAGGAGAATTTAGTATAATTTTACAAACAGACCCTACATTAGATTCTCAAGATTTTGGTACTATTGTAAAAACAGGAACATCAAATAACCTTGTTACGACAACAAATCCAGATGAAACAAATCCTGACCAAACAGCTGACATAAGACTTACTGATAAAGTTATATATCTTACAATCCAAGGAACAGACGATAATATGACTTCACAATCTTTAACATACGCAGTTACTAAAGATGGAGTTACTACTAATGTATATTCTGCTGGAGCTTTTACTTCTGCAAA